CTTGGGTCGACGAGGGAACGTCTCGAGCAGCAGCGACTTGAGCATGAGAACGAACTGACTCGGGTAAAGATCGAAGCGCTTGAATCTCAGAAACGTGTGGAAGAATTGTACGTCGAAGCTCTCGAGGCAATGCGCTCATATTCCGGAGATCTACCTCCTCCCGAATCAGATGTCGAGGATTAGGACCTATAAAGAGCTTTCTCGATTGGACACATTCGAAGAACGGTATCGTTATCTCAAGTTGAGTGGGAATCTCGGAGAGAGGACATTCGGGTTCGACAGATGGATCAATCAACGTTTTTACAAGTCTCAGGAATGGAAGTCTGTCAGAAATCATGTCATAGTTCGTGACAATGGCTGTGATCTGGGAATTCCTGGATACGAAATCTTCATGAACCTGATAATTCATCATATGAATCCATTGTCGGTAGAAGATGTAAAGCATGGGGATGAACGAATTATCGATCCTAATTTCCTAATAACTACTTCTCTTCAAACACACAATGCTATTCACTATGGCGATGAGAGTATGCTCCCCAGGGGTCCAATCGAGAGAAAGATGGGTGATACAACGCTATGGTGAAAGATCACGATGAAAGAGTACATACTTGCGCTAATAGCAGCGATAGGTAGTGTTCTCAGTTCGGTTGCGGCCGTCAAGATAATTGTGAAACACGAGGCTAAGATGTGTGAAAAACGATTGGAGGCATTCAGGGAAGGATTAGATCGAGGTGAAAAAAGCCGTTAGCATCATAGGAGTATCGCTTGTACTGGCTGCTGCTTCTGGATTCGCGGTGGCTACGGCTATTGGGCAAGAAGCTCCGGCTCCGACAAAAACGGTAACTATTACTCTTAAGAACGGAGATCAGGGACCTCCGGGACCAATCGGTCCTCAAGGAGCTACAGGCCCTCAGGGAGTTTTGGTTTGTCCAAATGATTTTGAGATCGGTGATCTAGTCATTAATCATCCCGGAGGACAAGTTACTATTTATGGGTGTTTGAAAGAGGGAGGTTGAATGCCAGAGTATTGGGAGATTATGCCTTTTTATGACGTTGGTGTAGCACCGTTCTTCAATTTCCCGCGCCCATTGTATCCACCCGATCATTCAAAAGGTCCATCGGAAAACGGTCCAGATGTCGAGGCCTATAAGATTATCGCGTGGTATTTTGGTCGTTGGGCAACCAAAGATGGAAAACCTCAAGCAAATCCGGGATTTGACGGAGCATATTCCAATGCTTTCGCGCATGGAAAAGGCTCGAATGTCGGTGATTCGGGAATTCAAGGTATTCAACGTCAGGCAGAGCTTGATGATGCGAATGGCGTACTAGGTCATCGAACGTTCGATATTCTCATCTACCAGCGCATACCTCAAGGATTGCCAAACGCTGGAAAGTTTCCACTTTTGATCAATAAGAAAGCGGCAAATCTGCTTTCGGAGGCATATCAGCGTTTTCATAAAGAGCCGGAGGACGATGCGCCAGTTTCCGGCTCAATTCGTGACAAGATCAAGGCGCATCAGGAAGCTCGTGTCGGTTTTACTGAGAATCCAGCAAATTCTAACATCGACAGTCGTCCGGACGGGATTCATAAGTGTCAAGACGTTACGGCCTCAGGACATTGGCTCGATCGAACGGCTTGGTGTGGTTCTTGGTGTCAGTATGCTCTTACTACTGGTGGATTCAAAGTGAATAGTGATTTGTGCAGCGTTGCTTCAATTGAAGAGATGGCTAAGAGAGGTCAGTATCCATTTCGCGGTTGGACCACTGATCGTTCGAAGGTTAGAATGTGCGATTTGGTGATCATCGGCGGGTATGGAGTTCACGTCGAGATGGCTCGAGCAAAGATGAATACTGATGGAAGTATTCCGACTTGGGGTGGCAATACTAGTCCCGGTACATCCGGTAGTCAATCGAATGGCGGCGGCGCGTATAAACGGGTTCGCTATCCAAGTGAGATTCGTGGTATCGCTTTCATCGATATCGATTAGGAGATAAGATGGAACAAAGAGATGTGGAGCTTGAGCCGGATGCACCGAATTGGTTGTCGGAGCCGTCATCGGATCAGCTATTACTCAAAGCTCTTCGAGCTCGCTTGGACAAGCCGATTCTTAAACGACAAATCCGAGATTGGCGCGATCGTGGGAAGGTCAAAGCCATGGTCAAACGTCTGAGAGATCTTGGGATCGAAGGCTAGTACGAGAAAGGAGATCGACATGCAGGAAGATCCCGGAACTGTAACTGCTCCGGATCCGAATCAGCCACAAGATCCAAATGCGCCAGCTCCTCCGTCTCCTGGCGTTCCAGCTCCAGACACTTCTCCGCCTGAGGAACGACCTGAGGAGAGAGAAGATGAAGAGAGGCGCGAAGAAGAAAGTGAACCTGACGAAGACCATATCGCCTAACAACTATTCAAAGTAAAAGTGGGTGGGATAAAATGGAACAGAGTATTCTTACTAGTACGAAGAAAATTTTGGGAATCTCCGAGGATTATGTTGTCTTTGATCTCGATATTATCACTCATATTAATACCGCATTTTCTACTCTCACCCAGTTGGGAGTTGGTCCAGCTGAAGGTTTCATGATCGAAGATGACGTTGCGGTTTGGAATGATTTTATCGTAGATGACGCTCAGTACAACTCGGTAAAGTCATATGTATTTCTTCGCGTTCGACAGCTGTTCGATCCTCCGTCTACATCATATCTAATTTCTGCAGTCGAGAGACAAATTCAGGAGCTCGAGTGGCGTCTGAACGTGCATCGTGAGGAGACAGGATGGGTCGATCCTGATCCGCCTCCGGTTTATATTGAGGATCTGTACACCGGCGAAGTTGTTTTGGAGGAAAGCAATGGCAAAAGACGCACCAGAAGGGCGCGGAGATTCATCGGCTGAAAAGCAACAGCCGAGAAGCGAGAGGGAAGAAGAAATTAGGAAGCACAATGAACGACGACTAGCAACCATGTCCCAGAAGCCGGGGGAAGCGAAAGAGAAGCCTTCAAGTTAGGGGAAGAAATGGATACCCCTGAAATCGTATTTGTTGAGGGTCTTTTACATATTTCAGAAAAACCGTGGAGTAATTATACAGAAGCTGATTATACTATTGAGCAATGGCATGCGGCTTGTCTAGTTCATTTGCATGATGGACCGCCCACGTCAAAGAGCCTATGTAAATTACCCGTTAAGACTCCGAATGGTGCTCTGAATAGGAATGGCGTTCACGCAGCGGCAGCCGCACTAGCTGGAGCTCGGTCTCCACTCAAGGCTCCTCCGGAACAAAAGGCTAAGGCAGCCAATGCTTTGCGAAGGTATTACGGTCAACTGGGCGAGACTCCTCCTGATTCATTGAAGCAGTCGGCTTTGACTGTAGTAGAAGAGGTTCTCGAGCACCACGGCGTCAAGGGAATGAAGTGGGGCGTTCGTAGGGCCGATAAAAGATTTGAGAAGATTGGTACAAGCAAGAGAGCACAATACGAAGTAAAAAGACAAATGCATAACACTATTGCTCCTATTGTACAATCTAGAGTTCATCAAATGAATGTTCGACCTGAATATTCTAAGGCAATTGCAAACGGAAAGCTTAATAATCCAAACGATCCGGTAGCAAAGAAGTATGTAAAAGAGTACAACAAGATGTATATCGATACGATGAACGATCTCCTAAAGGGTTATACCAATGCTTCTGGGACCAAAGTTGCTAGAGCTCATCTGAATTCAGAATCGTTTAACGGATTTGATATTCGTATCGAAAATGCTTCTCGGGTTAAACATGCGGATGAGTCAATGATTCTCAAGATTAGATATGTCAAAGACGATAAGGGTCGGATCGTCGGAGTCGAGATGGTACGAGATGATATGGCTCAAAGTTCCATCGACGATATTCTAGAGCATCACGGCGTCAAGGGAATGCGTTGGGGTATTCGTCGAAAGGCTACAGTCGGACCACAAGAGGTAATCATCAGTGATAAGAGAAAGAAGATTAAAACCTCTGGTGGTCAAGGACAACCCGCTCATCCCGATGCTGTTCGCTCTCGTACAATCGGACAAGTAGGAAAGAAAAGCGGGACCAAAGCTCTTTCCGACGAAGAACTTCAAGCATATACGAAGCGACTTAATCTCGAGCAAAATTTCAAGAGGCTTCAGTATCAAGATTCAAATCCAGCCAAGAAATTCGTCCTTACTCTTCTTGGACAAACTGGAAAATCTACAGCTCAGAGCGCAGCGAACGAAGTCGCGTCCCAACAGGTTAAGAAACGCTTGATCAAGCTTGGCGCATTGGCTGCAGCATAGAAAGGAGGGTTAGCGTGAGTCTGTCCAATACTGCGACGCCGATTTACTACGGTCGGTTTCGCGAGGCAGTTCTCCGAGGAGAGATCCCAGTGAATCGTGAGATTTCTTTGGAGATGAATCGGATCGATTCGCTCATCGCTAACCCTAATATCTATTACGACGATCAAGCGGTTGAAGGATTCATTCGTTATTGCGAAGGCGAATTGACTTTAACCGATGGATCGGATCTGTTTCTTCTTGATTCGTTCAAGCTGTGGTCTGAGCAAATCTTCGGTTGGTACTACTTCGTCGAGCGAAGCGTCTACGTCCCGACAAGAGATAACCACGGTGGGCACTATGAAAAGAAACGAATTAAGAAACGTCTAACTCTCAAACAATACTTGATCGTCGCTCGTGGCGCAGCCAAGTCGATGTATGCGTGGTGTATTCAAGGGTACTTTTTGAATGTCGATACGTCGACCACACATCAGATTACCACGGCGCCGACGATGAAGCAAGCTGACGAAGTCATGTCTCCTGGTCGTACAGCTATCACGCGCGCACGCGGACCTCTGTTCAAGTTCTTGACAGAGGGATCGCTTCAGAACACAACGGGCTCGAGAGCCAATCGAGTGAAGCTGGCATCGACGAAGAAGGGTATCGAGAACTTTCTCACCGGGTCGTTGCTCGAGGTCCGTCCGATGGCAATCAACAAGCTTCAAGGTCTTCGTCCGAAGGTCTCTACGATTGACGAATGGTTGTCCGGTGATCTTCGAGAGGATGTAGTCGGTGCTGTAGAGCAAGGAGCGTCCAAGCTCGAGGACTATCTGATCGTAGCTATCAGCTCAGAAGGAACCGTTCGAGCTGGTTCCGGTGACACAATCAAAATGGAGCTTGCTGACATACTTAAGGGAGAATACTACGCACCACATGTTTCGATCTGGCATTACAAACTCGACGAGATCGAGGAAGTGGCAGATCCAGCGACGTGGGTGAAAGCAAATCCGAATCTGGGGCTGACAGTTTCCTATGACACGTATCACCTTGATGTGGAACGGGCCGAAAAAGCTCCGGCTTCTCGGAACGATATTCTTGCGAAGCGTTTTGGGATTCCGATGGAGGGCTATACGTATTTCTTCACATACGAAGAGACTCTTCCGCATCGTCGTCGAGAGTTTTGGCAGTTACCGTGTTCTCTTGGTGCGGATCTCTCACAGGGCGACGATTTCTGTGCTTTTACTTTTCTCTTTCCATTGGGACACGAGAAGTATGGTGTAAAAACTCGGAGTTACATTACTGAACTCACGTTGATGAAACTTCCTCTTGCGATGCGGCAGAAGTACGAAGAGTTCATCAATGAGGGAAGCCTTCATGTAATGCCGGGAAGCATTCTCGACATTATGGAAGTCTATGACGATTTGGATCGATTCATCTTGACGTCGGAATACGATGTTCGAGCTCTCGGTTACGATCCATACAATGCTAAAGAGTTCGTTGCTCGATGGGAAGGAGAGAACGGTCCTTTCGGAATCGAGAAAATCATTCAAGGAGCCAAAACCGAATCGGTTCCTTTGGGTGAGTTAAAGATCATGAGCGAAGAGCGACTTTTAGTCTTCGATCAGTCTCTCATGTCTTTCGCGATGGGTAATGCGATTACTTTGGAAGATACTAATGGAAATCGAAAACTGTTGAAGAAGCGTCAAGACGAGAAGATTGACAATGTCGCAGCTCTTATGGACGCCTGGATTGCATATAAGCTGAACAAGGAGGCGTTCGAATGATTAAGAACGAAACAGGTATCAACTTTGCTTCGGTGGCACTGGTTGTGATTGCTGTTGTTCTTGTGATTTGGTTGATTCATACGTGGTAATCGATTAGGGGGAGGGAGGTGAGATATGGCCCAAATCCGCGCGACGTTGAAACATGCCTGGAACGTTTTCACCAATCAAGAAGATAGGATTAAAGCTGCTCCAGCAAGTTATGGTGGAAGTTATGGGCAGAGACCAGATCGTCTAAGACTTCGAATCCCCAATGAACGGTCGATTATCTCCTCGATTTATACTCGTCTCAGTATTGATGTCGCATCTGTCGATATGCGTCATGTTCGATTGGATGCCGAAAATCGCTATATTGAAGACATTGATAGTGGACTTAATAACTGTTTGACTGTTGAAGCCAATATTGATCAAGCTGCTCGCGCGTTTAGACAAGACGTCGCTATGACACTCTTCGACCGAGGTGTTGCAGCGCTTGTTCCAGTCGACACGTCAATTAGTCCACAGCAATCTGGCGGATTCGATATTTTGACGCTTCGTGTTGGTGAGATCACGATGTGGTATCCACAGCACGTGCGCTTAAGCGTGTATAACGAAGAAACGGCGCAAAGAGAGGAAATTACTCTTCATAAAACTGCCGTGGCGATAATCGAGAATCCTTTGTATTCGGTCATGAACGAGCCGAATTCGACTTTGCAACGTCTTCTGAATAAGCTTAATCTTTTGGATGTCGTTGATAATCAAATCGCTTCGGGAAAACTCGATCTCATTATTCAGCTTCCATACGTGATCAAATCTGAAGCTCGTAGACAGCAGGCAGAGCAACGTCGTGCAGATATTGAGTTCCAGCTTAAAGGTAGTCAGTATGGTATTGCTTATACGGATGGGACCGAGAAGATCACTCAGCTGAATCGTCCAGCCGAGAACAATCTTTTGAGCCAAATTGAGTTTTTGACGCAGATGCTTTACGGGCAACTCGGCCTAACTGAAGAGGTTATGAACGGCACAGCTGATGAAAAAGCTATGCTAAATTATTGGAATCGTACAATCGAGCCTGTTCTTACGGCAATGGTCGAAGGTATGCGACGGAATTTCTTGACCAAAACGGCAAGAACACAAAAGCAATCGGTCTTGTTCTTCCGAGATCCGTTTCGCTTGGTTCCGGTTGAGAATATTGCCGAAATTGCAGATAAGTTTACTCGTAATGAGATTATGACATCGAATGAGATGCGACAAGTTGTCGGTATGGCTCCACATCCAGATCCTAAGGCTGATCAATTGCTTAATAGTAACATGCCGCAAGGAAGTCCGACGCCTACCGGAGTTATGTCAGACGGAAGCCAAGTTAAGCTTGATCTAATTCCTACTCTTGATCAGAGATTAAGGAAGGACGTTCAAAATGGGAGCAGAGGCTAAGCCCGACTTTAGCGGCTATGCCACGAAAGCTGGTCTTAAGTGCTCCGACGGCCGGACGATCACGCCAGATGCCTTCAAGCATCAGGATAAGGAAACTGTTCCGTTGGTCTGGCAGCACGGTCACAATGAGCCCAGCAACGTGCTCGGCTATGCAACACTTGAGCACCGTGAAGATGGTATCTATGCCTATGGTTTCTTCAACGATACTGATACGGCAAAGAACGCCAAGACGTTGGTGCAACACGGAGATATTCGATCTCTGTCGATCTATGCAAATGGTCTCACGGAAAAGGCAAAGCAGGTTCTTCACGGGTTCATTCGTGAATTGAGTCTGGTCTTGTCCGGTGCAAATCCGGGAGCGCTTATCGACAACATCACTTTGGCGCATGGGGATGGCGACATGGTGACATTGGACGACGAGGCGATTATTTACACTGGCTTGGAACTTCATCATGCTGATGGCAAATCTGAGGATTCGACAGAGTCGATTGATCAGCTCGACCATGCTAATGCTGCCGATACCACAGATGAAGGTCCAACAGTCCAGGAAGTCTATGATTCAATGACTCCCGAGCAGAAGGAAGTCGTTCATTACATGATCGGCGCCGCCCTTGAGAGTGCTGTTGCCAG